TGGATACTTTTTCATACATATCCAGCAGTTGTTCAAGGTCCTCGTCGTTTTTCAACATACGATAAGCCTTGGTTGCAGCAGACAGTTCTTCCTTAGAGAGCCAGCCGTTTTGGACATAACTCTTTCGCAGGTCCCGTCGGTGCTCTTGGTAAGGCAACATCTCTGCTTCAACTTGTGCGAGGGCACGAATGAAGTTTCCAATGTATTCTTGCTTTGTTTTATCATCAGTTTCGTTAGACATTATTTCCTCCGTTAGTCTATTCTACATTTACATAATAACCATTTTTGAGAAAAAGTCAAGCACTTTTTTCACTTTACTTCGCAAGCACCACCAGCGCAAGCCAGTTCGCCTGAAAGGTCTGTGTTGTCGTCAAGTTCTACAACCTTAGTCAAATCAACCTCGGTTAGTGTTTCCAACATAGCCTCGTAGGTTTCTTTGGAGCAGTCCTCAAATGGGGCTTGCTTGTAGGTTCCACCGTCGTGTGGTAGGACTGATAGACCATTATAAACATCTCTATTGTCCCACATCCATTCACCTACATCAGTCCATTCGTCTTCCTTAATTGAAATGGTGGCTGATACATTGTGAGTGTTTTGACCGCTTCTTGTTCCCGGTGTGACCCACTTGTCGCTTACAAGAGCAACCCTTTTGAGAAGTTGGAGTGCGCTTTCTGTTCTCATAATCGCACCCTCTGGTGCTTTCTGTGGAACTGAAATGACTGCTGTGTCGTGGGGACGGAAGTATTCATCCTCAATCATTTCTGGGTGATAGATAGACAAGTAAGTATAGATTGCTTCGTTCTTGCCTACACGAAGGCGACGGATGTAGTAGTCGTTGTGCCAAGCGTGAATGCCGCTGGAAGTTCCCAAGGTAAGAGAAGTTGTTCCTGCTGGCTTGACTGTTGTTGTTCTGGCTGCTTTGTTGATCCCAAGGACCTTAGCAACCCTTTCATTTTCCATTGTAACAACTTTGGAAGCCTCAGTCATATCTAAGTTGAGAACATTACCAGAAGCAATACCAGTCATACTTACGCCGATAAGTGCTTCTTTTTCTGTGGTTCTTCGCCAAACATCACGCAGGTAGTGGAAGTCGGTGTAGCCTGCTTGTAGTGTGCCGATAAAGGCAGCGGCTCTCACACGACTATTCAACTCGCCTTGGCTCTCAACATCGCTTACATTTACCTCTGTTAGATTACAGAACTGGTAAGGACGGAGTGCGATTTCGCAGTTATGAACCAGCAGCCCGTTCGCAAAGAAGTTGTGGTTCTTCCTCACTTGTATATCATATACATCCCTGTTTTTTTCTACGGTTATTCGTTTGATTTTCGTTCGTTTGATTGTCTTTGTAGTTTCCATTCTAACAACTCCTTCTTGTATGGTTTATCGCAGTAAGGCTCAATATTCCTTATCAATACGACATCTATGTCTAACTTTGCCGAGAGTTCATCTGTCTTCTTTATGCCTCTCGCCCAATATCCTTTGATCTCAACGATCTTCACCAAAACTCCATCTTCGTAAATGAAGAAGTCTGGTCTGTATGTGGTGCCTTCCAACTCAAATGTTTGCTGCTCCACATCCCAATCAATACCTTGCTTGTCTAACCACTTCGCATAAACATACTCATATGTGCTGCGGAGCCAAACAAACTTACTTCGGCTCTTGTTGTAGTAATACCCCTGAATACCACGAGAAGTTTTGTTGGTCTTTCTCTCAAATGTTCTAAACCAGCCAGTTCTCTTCTCATACATTTCTTTGAGGTTCTCACTTCTAACCTGCCTTGTCTTCTCATAAACAACATTGGTGCCCTTGTTTATCTCAATACCAAGAATACGGAAAAGAGTTCTCGTCCTTGTATAAGTTAGACCAACCATTTTTGCTATTCTTTTTAGCCCGTTGCCTTCTTCATACAAAGACGATATGTGATCCTTTACAAAGCGGTATTCTGTTGGAAAAACCCTGCTTACATTATCCAAAAGAAACATTCTTTTGTTTGATGCTTTTGCCGAGTTTCCAATCTCCGCAAATCTCTTTGAGGCATACTCTTCGTATTCTTTCACAAACTCTTCCGGTATGTCCTTCTCCTTTCCTTTATCCAAGTTCAGGTATATTGTCTCTATTGCTTCTTGTAGGTTCATTTCGGGTTCCAATCCTTGTATTGTTTCCATACTATAAATAGTATGCTAAAACCCGAAAAGCCCTTTTTTATTCAATAAATAGCAATATATCTTCCTCGGTTAGTTGGGCTGCTTCCACATACCCTCTGTTCTCCGTGAAGACCCTGTGGTCGGGGGTCAAAGTAATGACTTGCCCGTCCTCTGTCTCAATCTTTATTACATCAGCATCAGCCCTCGTCATAGCACCAGCCTCAACCAACATATATTCCAATCCACCAGTTTCTTCGTCATATGAAAGCACATTTATTTCTTCGCCTTCATTCACCTTGGAAACCAAATCACGGATAGTAATAAGCCCAGCATCAGTAGAAACAAGAGTATCACCATCCAAGCAGCAAGGGTTGGTTCCCCAGTCTTTATCATTAGAAAAATAAAATCCCGGTTCTCCACTACCTGATTCTTTTACCCTCTCCCATAAGTTTTGGAAGTATTCCTTGGTGATACGGTGGCGAAGGAGCACAACAGAGTTGTTTGCTCTACCTCGCTGTGGGTTGGTTTCCCACCAGTTTCCTGTCTTGGCTGAAATCATTTCTTGGTCGTCAGCAGAGAACAGGGAGATAAGAGCAGCACGACGAATACCTCCAGCCAATACTGCGTCGGCAATGTGGCAGATCATATCGTGGGCTTCAATGGTGGTCAACTTGTCGCCAGTTTCCTTGGCTTCAAACATACCTTGGAGTTTCACAAGACATTCTTTGAGAGGCTGTGGTCCGGGTGCCTTACCGCCAGAAGTAACAAGACGAGCACCCTTTGGGCGAATGTCTGAATAATCAAAGCGAAGTTTAGATCCACCTTGGAAGTAGGAACGAACCAAAGCCTTGACTGAATCTGCCCAGCCTTCAATAGAATCATTTACCAAGAAGCGGCGGGTGCGCTTTGATACTGGCTTTTGGATTGCTGGTAGTTTCTCAACGTGGTGCTTTTGAACGCTGTATCCTACGCCAGTTCCACCAAGGAGAAGAAACATAATCTCTCCAAACACACGCCAGTCGTCAATAGGTGCGAAGGCGCAGTTATAAATACGGTTAGGTGCTACTTCAATTGGCTTACCACCAAACTGCATTGAACGCATTGATGGGAGCACCTTTTTGTTATGAACCATTTGATAAGCAGTTTCAATCTCGTCTGCTAACTCTGGGTATTTCTTTTGGTGCATTTCTTTGTTTCTATCAACAATCTCTGTCCAAGTTTCTCGTCGCTCCTTTTCTGGGAGATAGCGAGCATACTTCATATGAACTGTGATGTCTGATAGAATATCTCTTGCTACTTTGTCTTTTTCCATTCTTTTATCCTCTTTCATTTCATTAGTTTATTATGTTTTTTTCTAAGCGATTCTGCTTGGCTTTTTACTGTAGGCGCAGAGTTATCGCTTGTTAAGCCCATAGGCAATACTTTTATAAGAACATTAGAAGTATCCATCCTGATTGGGAATATAATACCATCAGGACCATTCCTGTTCTTTGCTACAAAGATCCTTCCTTTGTTTGCTGCTTTGTCTTCGATTGTTCTAGACACACTGAAGATAAAGTCTGCGACGAAACATTTGTTGTATGCTTCTGAAATCGATTCCATTGTGATAACTTCTGCATTCAACCCGCTTCTGTTTGTCTGTGAGGCAGTCCAGATAGGGCACTCAAATGTTTGAGCGATACCTCGGAGTTCCTCGTAGATTGATTCTAGATCGTGTCTTTTCTCGCTGTTCCTCTTATTGCTTACTGGCTTGAGAAGGTCAGCATAATCAACAATGATCATATCTATAGGTATGCCCCTAGATTTGATTTTTTCCAAATGATTTTTAATTGTCGCCGTAGTTGCTGATTTTGTTGGATATTCTTTTATGATAACATTTCCATCAATGTCCTTGACCTTTTCATAGATTTGCTCTTTCAGGTTGAAAGTATCGGCAAGTTTCACTCCAGTAATACAACTATCATAGCGAGTCCCAATAACAG